TTTACGATTGCGCCGCTAACTGGCCAAGTGACAGATGCAGTTGCAAGTTCTCCAACTGCTCCGTTAAGTGGTGTCCACTCTGAAACAAGTGCGCTTGCTGTATAGAGAGGATTGCTTGCGCTTGTTGAGGTATTTACAGGCTTGACAGTGACAGTGGTCACTGTTCCGAGTAGTGGATAAATTGTTGCTTCAACTTCTCCTGAAGCATAGTCTTGGTGAAATTCAAGACTGATTGAATTGTCTGCAAGACCGCCGATGCGTGTGCGAGCTGCGGTGCTTGAAAATGCTGTTGTTTCAACTACATCGATGGATGAGTTAAGTGTCACTGATGCCACATAATCAGACAAATCAACTGCGTTGACTGTGACTAGGGCATTTGTAAGAACGATGCGTGCCATTAGTTTTTGGCTCCTTCTGATAGTGCTGGTTTGATGGTTGGTTGACTTGCTTGACTTGCTTGAATGTGGCCGCTTGCAATGAGAGCATCAATGTTTGCGCCTGCATTTTCTAGCTCTTTCAAGGTAAGAATCTCACCTTGTTTTTTTCCACAGACCTCGCGGCCTGAGATGACCTTGTAAGCCATTAGGTTCTCCTATCCCCAAATCGTGAGTCTGTATCGGTATGAGAGAAATGTGACTCCTTGTGAGTCATAGGTGCCTGCTTCGGCTCCTGTGACACGCAGAGTGTTCACTGCTCCCGACAAAGTGCGATCACTTTCTAGCGCGGTCTTGATAGAGCCAGTGCCACTTCCTGCAAGGAAGGCATCCAACTTGTCTTGTCCTGAGCGTTCTGAAAAGCGTTGCACAATCACAAGAACATCGACTTGCGCTTGGTCTAAGCCACGAGCGTTGTCGATGTCGAATGTGAAATCTAGTTGGCCTACAACTGCGGCAGGCGGTGTCACTGTGTCAGGGATTAAGTCATAGACTCTGAGTCCTGAAATAGTTTGAAGATTAGTTTTAAGACCATCACGAACTTGGCTTGGATTCATACTGCCAAACCATTGTTTCTTTTAATTGGTCGAAGTAGAGCCTCGACATCAGGGTCAAGACGGGATGAAAGTCTTACAGTGCCAAGTTCAGGAGTTCCTGCGATTCCAAATGGCGACTGCTTACGAATGAAAAGCCGAGAGCTTTGAATTAAACAAGCCTGATTAACTTCTGAAGGAACCGCAGACCAACCCCAAACGCCTGTCACTCGACAGGATTGAGGCAGATAGTAAGGCCAAACATAACGACCTGTTGCCAAGATTCTTGTGTAAGGCCAACCGCGCCGAGGGTTATTGATAGGCTCAACCATAAAGTCAGAAGTCGCCCAAACAGTTGACCAAGTTTGATTGAAGTTGTCATCGGTTGCGATTTCGGATATTGACACGAAATCATCTACTGCAAGGCTCCAAGGATCAAGGGCTGTGTAATATCTAACAACAGGTGTTCCGACAGTTCCATTTGCATAGAAGAAGCGACCTGTAAAGTCATCAATCATTCTGCTTGTGGCAGTTATTGAAAGTTCAAGCAAAGCATCATCGCTTGTGTCAGTTATTGTCAGCGATGACTTTAGTTCCGCGAGAGTCGCGTAGCCGTTGGTGATTGCCACTAGATTTCCTCTTCTTTGGTGTTGTTTGAATTGCTCGTTCTAACTTAGGCAGAGCTAGTGCCGTTTCTTTGCGCTTTAATCTCGCCATAATTCGTGGTGTTCTTCCTTGAGCCAATAAGACTTGGAGTGTGGCAAAATCGCTCCGGTGTTCACATAGATTGGAAAACCTAGCGATTTGATTCGGCGGCAGAAGAGCAAGTCTTCGCCAATCCATTCGCCCTTAACAGGGCCATCCCAAAACCAACACCAATCCTTGCCTTGATTTGGGTCTGCTGCTTCGCGCATTGCTTCAAGAACGCTCCTGTGAACCATCAAGCAACCTGTGCCTGCGGCATCGATTTCAAAAACTGCGTTCTTGTCGTATTTGTAAAGCGGTAAAAATCCATCAGGTGAATCTTGAAATATCGCTGGCACGGGTTTCGGATAAGGCTTGCCTACCACGCCGAAGCCTGCGAAAACTAGACCTGCAACAACAGGTCGTTCTTTATCGTGTGCAGTTTCGCACAACTTGTCAAAAGTTAAGACATCAAGCTGCTCATCTGAGTCAATCATCAGAAGCCAATCTGAATCAGTTGAGTCTAAGAAATGCTTGACAACGCGATTTCTTTGTTTAGAAAGTAAGCCTGATCCTTTGATTCGAACAAAGGGGCCAAGTTTATTTGCGCGTGCTGATGCTAATTGAATGAGATGGAAGGCGAATCCGCCATTGACCATTCCAGGGTCGCAAGACCCGATTGAAACTTTGTGACCTGTTTTCATTGATTCCCCCGAATCGTTTAGAAGTGTAAGAGCGCCCAAGTCGGGGGGCCTTGAACGCTCTTACACAATTTAGTTTTCTTCTAGTGACTAGAAGGTTGGTGCTGCCAAGCCTGTTCCCGAAATAATCGAGTTCGCTAGTGGATAACGACCTGCGGTGAACGCGGCATATCCATAAACAACAGTCTTGATTGTTAGGTTTCCTGCACCAGTCGCATCGTAGCGAAGGGTGAATGGTGAACCTGATTGTTCCCACAGATGGCACTCAGGAGCAGTCACAACATAGATTTCATCTTGGTTTGTGGTTGTTCCATAAGTTGTTCCAATGTTTGCATCTGTGATGATAGGTAGGCCCATCATCTGATAGCCAGAGTTGCCATAAGCAACTGAACCTGAGCCTGAAGAAACTGCATTCATTGGGCCGCTTGCGGCTGGAACCACAAGTGGGCGGTTTGTTGTGTCAACCGCAGCAAGTAGGAATGCTAGGCGGCGAGGGTGCATTACGAAGTGAGTTGGATTCACAAATGCATTGGTCTGAATCTGTTGGATCGCATCAGCGAGCTTTGGATATAGCAATGCAACTGTTGGAGCAGTTGATGTGAAGGTGACTGCGTTTCCACCGGCGGAGCGAAGTCCAACGATGGTTCCTGCGGTTCCTGCACCATTTAGAATCTGTGAATCTAGTGTGGTGTGCCAAGAACGGATAAGGTCTTGAGCAACGAATTGGTCAATTCCTGTTCCGCGCTCAATCGCCTGGCGCGATAGGTCTTGCTGGCCGGCAATTGTGCGGACATTGATTGTCAATAGTGTGTCATCGACATCGGTTTCGCTAACTGCATCGTTCTGTGTGACCTGAACAGCAGTGCTTGATCCTGTGGTCATTCTTGAGATATTCAAGGTCATTCCAGCAGGTGGAAGTGTGTGCTTGAATGTGGAGAAGTCTGCGAACGGGCGACCTGCGCGAGCAAGTGGCGCTGCAAACTCTGTGAGGTATTGAGGAATTACTAGACCCTCAAACTGTGCAGTTCCGACATCGCGGCGCTCGATTTCCTCTTCGCGCTGATGGCGTGCAAGTCTTTCCTGAGCTGAATAGTCAGACTTGAACTGAGCGTTGTAAGCATCCTTGAAGAAGGATGAATCAGACTCAGGTGAATAAGTGCGTGATTCTTTTGTGACTTTGAAACCGCCGACCTTTGGGGTTGCGATTTCTGCTACTGCGGAACGAGCTTCTGCGGCCTTTGCATCGGCTGCTGCTTGTGCAGTGAGCTTTTCAATTTTCTCATCGAGAGAACGGGATTCAGCAACTAGAGCATCAACCTTAGCGGTTTCCTCTGCGGTGAGATCAGTGCGGTTCTCTGAAGCTACTGCCTCAAGAACTGCATCCATCTCTGCCTTCACTGCATCACGGCGCTCGACTACTTTGTCAAGATATGACATTGAGTTTTGCTCCTTATGATTAGGTTTCGAGGTGGTGGCCAAGATGCTCGCGGCGCTTAACGGGGTGCGAGGTTGGCTCCGACTTCAATCTGCTCTGTTGAGCAGAAATTTATTTTGTTGAGTTGATTATTGCTTGAGCAAGGCGCAGAGAAATCTTGCGACCTGCTTCTTCGCTTGGTTCAGGTAGTGGGTCGATTGCACGAAGTTCTGAGGCTTTGTGACCTACTAGAGTTTCAGTTGCAACATAGCCATCACGCAGTTCACGATAAACCCGAATCAATACGGCAGGGTCGCCTTCTTCTGCGGTGATTGTGAAATCTGAGTCAGGAACATTTATGCTTCCTTCTCTTGCTACACGAACAATTCTTCCACGAGCAGTTCCGCCTGATGAATCCCATTCGACAAAATCACCGACAACATCAACTGCGCGAGAACTATCTTCATTCTCATCGTCATCAACTTCATCTTCATCATACACGCGATCATTCATCAAAGTTTCAAAGACTCCAAGAGCCTTCATAATGTATTCGTGACCTTCGCTCATATCATCAAAGACTGTCTGCAAGACCATCATTGTTGCATCGTCAATCTGACGGCCTTCTTTAAGCGCCTTCATTGCTTGCTTGATATGTTCACGGGCTTCAACTGTTGTTGTTGGATAAGCAGGATAAGTGACAACAGAAACATCACCATCTGCCAAAGATACTTCGGTTAATACTCGCCGACTTCTATCATCGTTCCACTTTTGACGGATGACTCGGAAAGCGAAGGACATTTGGTCAACATCGCCACGCTTGACGAGTTCGTAAATATCACGACCTTCTTGAGTGTCTGCAAGGTCTGCTTCAAAGCGCAATCCTCGGTCATCCTCTTCTAATTTCAATGTTCCATTCTTGGTGCGAGCTACTGGCAGGCCTTCGTGATTGATTAACATTCTCACATCAGGTGTTTCGCTCAAGGTCTTTCTAAAAGCGCCAGGAGCGATGCTCTCTTTGAAAGGTAGCGGAACACTCGCATCATTAAAGACTGCCGCATAACCAGCGAGGCGCATTCCATCGCCATCGGCTCTCGCTTCTACATCGCGCACGCTATATGTGCGCCGTTCAATTTTCTTTGCCATTTTGCTCCTTGAATCGGCTTCGGCATCTAGGGCATCAATCTTGCGTTGCGCCCAATTTTGCGCTCTATCACTGAAGTTGGAATCTCCGCCCCAAATCAACCAGGCAACTAAACCTGCGCCTGGATATTCAGGATGCGATGAGTCTTTGTTCTTTGGCGCTTGGCCGTCAACTTTATGACGAGCAAACCAAGGTGCCATCTTGCGAACTTTATTTTCTGTTATTCGACCTGCTGCCATTTCTCGCGCTTCGCGCTTTGCAGTGTCGGTCAGACCATCTCCCCCAAAACCTTCTCGAACTAACTTCAAACCGCGCTCTGCGTTTGCGCGAATGAATGCGGGAACTGTTAAATCTACTTGACGATTTTCTGAATCTGCTTTCCATTTGTTGCAGTAGTAAGCGCCATCAACAAAATCTTCCCAAAGTTCGCACCAAGCCTTATTGCCTGCATCATTCTGCTTGGCTTCGTTGTAGAAGTAGCAGTTGCCACAGGCTCTACCTTCTGGCACATCTTCTGAGAGTGCTGGTCTGTAATTATCAGGAAGAGCGCGTTTGCTAACTTCTCCACCTGGCTCAATGCCTTCTTCAATGCTGACAGCAACCATTTGGTCAATGGCATCTTGCTTGTTGTCGTGGCAACCGATAGTCGTGTAAGAACCATCTGATTCTTCTTTGACAGTTGCCCAACCTTGGCAATCACTTTGCTTGTCGGATATTAGATATGGCATTTGATTCCTAAATCAGAAGCAGAACTTCTGCATCATCTTCCATTATCGAGAAGGAAATCTCAGACATTGCACTTGCACTGACTGCGCCTAAGCCCGCGACTGCGCCTGCATAAACTGTTGCAATTTTGATTTCTTGAGGCGGGATAACAGGTGGGAAATAAGGTTGGATAAATCCGTGACCTGACTCAACCTGCACTCCGCCTGGTGTTTCAGGATTGGTGTTTGCATTTGCTGATAAGCCACCAAGCTCTGCTGCCATAGTAACGAGATGCGTTACTAATGAACTTCCACTTGATGAGATTCCACCAAGGTCGGCACTTGCCGAAACAATGATGATTGGGCCAAGTAAGTCTGTGTCTAAGACACCCTCATCGAGAAGAAATTGAGCTGCCATACTAGGAAGCCAAAGTCAGCGAGGCAGTTAGAGAACCGCTTGGAATAGTGTAAGTATCACCTGCAACATAAGCATTGCCAGTGATAGTGCCACTAAATAAGAAATTGCCAGCAGTAAGATTATCCCAAGCAGAAAAATTGGTAGCATCTTGAGAACCCGCAATGTTTGTCCAAGTGATGTCGGCATCAGATGCAATTGCACCTGCTGAGGCAGATGAGAAAGTTGCTTCTTTGCGAGTTGTTTCAGTTGCAGCATTGGCAGTTCCATTCGCCCCTGGCTCGCCCGTGTGGAGTTTGACATAGACATTGGCTGCTGAGTAGGAGGTGGCATTTGCCACGGCATCAAGGAATTTGTTTGCTAGATAAGAACTAAGACCTGTCGCCATTATTCATCCCCCTCAATAAACTCTTCAATAACTTCTGAGATTCTGCCTTCGCCATCGCGGATGACTTTCTTTCTAACCTTGCGCCTATCAATTTGATTTGTGACCTCAACTGTTGGCGAGGCAACATTGACAGTTGGCGATTCAACGCGAATCTCAGGTGACTCAAGCATCACCATTGCAGGCTCAATGTTGACATTTGGAGCAGCAACATTGACGACAGGTTCAGGAACATTGATTGTTGTTCCTTGATTGCGAGCATCTCTGACATCGTAGGCAGCAGCAGGGTCATTTGGGTCAATCTGTGAAATTGGTTGAAGTTGTGAACTTGGAACGCCTGTGTGTGCGATAGGAACCATCTCAACCGCCTTCAAGACTTCTTCAGGGTCAAAGCCAACCTGAACCAACTTGCTCACAATGTCGGCGCGTAGATTTAGGCCGACATCCTTAGCATCAGAGGCATCAATGTTCTGCAATGGAACACGGAACTGATCGCCTGCCTCGCCTATTGGTGCAAGGTCTTCGACAGAGCGAACATCGTTCAAAGATAAGAAACCTTCACGAAGACCTTTTGTATAAGCATCATAACGCTCGATTGTTGTGCCACGAAGCAGAGCATCAAGGTTGAACTTGATAAATCCATCAGGCTCAGGCAACAAATTAGAGAAGCTCTGTTCTAGGCGCTCAAGTAAAGGGCGCAAACTGTGTTGAACAAATGAAAGATTCTGCGCTTCAACAGATGCAAATGACATTGCGCCGGCAACAGGATGACCAAGAAGTGAGATAGGGCAACGGAATAATCTTGCGATTTCCTCGACCCCGAATCTCCGCGAGTCTAGGAGCTGCGCATCTTGGGCGTTTAATGTCAAAGGTTTGAAAATTGCTCCGCCTGAAAGAATGCCAATCTTGCCTGCGCGATAAGGGCCTGTGTGAGTTATGTTCCAATCACGGCTGATGTCTTGTGCTTGCTCTTGCGTAAGTTCGCCGGCAACTTCAATGACACCGCCAGGGTTGGCAGCGTTGCCAAAGTAAGCAGCAGCATAAGTTTCTGCTGCCATTGCGCCACCTATTGCAAGGCGACAAGCTGCGACAGGGCCTAGACCATAATACGATCCTGGAAGTCTAAACATTGGGATATGCAGAATTTCTCTGCCTGTAAGAATCTCAGTTCTGACTTCGCCTTCTTCACGAACTGTTATCTCATAGACCAAAGGCTCATTCGGCCCTAGTCTGCGAATGCGAACCTCATTTGGGTTCAAGCAATAAAGCTCAAAGACTTCATCGTTCTCATCGCGCACTGTCAGGATGTATGCGTTGCCGTGGAGATTGAGTGAGGCCAAGACCTGCTCAAAGAACTCAATGCGTGAGGCTTCAGGATTTGGTCTATTAACCCAAACAGGAGTTTCGCCATAAACGGCTGCGTAAGAAATGCGGTTGCGACCTCTGCGCACATAAGCGCCAAGAGGCAGTGATGAGATTGTGTCGCCAAGCAAACGAACACAAGCATAAACGGCTGACATTCTGATTGCAGAATCAGGTGTGACATCGACTCCTGATGGAGCCATAAAAGCAGGGCGACCAGGAATGATTGGTTCTACATATTGCGAATTTTGATTCTGTCGCTTCTCGCCTTGAACGCGAATGCGCTTTGATATTCCCATCAGTTAGCCTTCTCCGTTATCCA